CGGGTTTGGTTCTGGAACTTCTGTGCAATAATGCATAATCATTTTCTTATTACCAAGATAACAAGTTTCAACATCTGCTTTTGTAGCCCAATTACCTATAAATGGGTAGTCCGAATTTTGTTCTTCTAATACGGGCATATAAATAAAAGCATTAAATATTACGACAGGCTCGCTTGTGACTGCGTCGTCATACCAATAACTCACATAATAATCTGTGTCTGGAACTAATAAAGTTAATTCAATTTCTTTGTAAAAAAAATAATACCCTGAATAAACTTCTGAACCCATACCCATTCTATCTTGTGCAATAACTGTACCGTTATGATTACACACTTTATAATGTACTCTGCCTGTTCTCCCAACACAAACTAAGTGTAAATGCACGTTATTATATAATACTGTTCCGTGTCCTGGCTGAATCATACTTTCACCCCGTCGTAGATTGTAACACTGCCAAGTCTATCCTTGTCATTCATTGTAAATGTTAATCGTCCGTTTGCATAACTCAACCAGGCGTGGGTGCT